ATTAAAGCCTCAAATTGAGGCTTTTTTTTTCATATTTATAACAAAAACTAAATGGCAAATATTCCTATTTGGCCTGGCTCTTCATCGTTTGCACAGGTTTCAGCTTCGTATTATAATACACCTTCAACAGGTAGTTCACCAACTCCTTTTGGTTTTTATGATAGCGATACTGATTTTAAAACGGATGCTAATAAAGTAGCAAATTTTTGTGCTAGAAGATTAGGCTACCCTATTGAAAACGTTGAATTACAAGATTTAAACTTTTGGGCTGCTTTTGAAGAAGCAGTTACAGTATACGGAAACGAATTATATGCTTATCAAGTTAGAGAAAATATGCTTAACTTGGAAGGATTACCTATTTCTACTCCTACTCTTAACAACACACAAATTACCCCAAATATGGGTAATATTATTCGTATTTCAGAACAATATGGTACAGAAGCAGGATCAGGTGGTAATGTAAACTGGTATAGTGGTTCCGTTATTTTAACGGGAAGTGTGCAAGATTATGACTTAAACGAGTGGGCCGTACAAAATGGTATTAGCGCAAGTAACTTGGAAATTAAACGCGTATTTTATCAAGGTATACCCGCTTCCGCAACGTACTATTATGGTGGTGCTGCAGGGTTAGGAGCAGGATTAGGTGGATTTATGGGTGGCTTAGGTGGGGTTCCGGGTTTTGCAGGATATGGATACAACTATCTTGTAACTCCATTATCATACAATGTTAATGCTATTCAAGAAGTTGAATTAGGACAAGAAATTTTGCTTTCAGCTTATAGCTTTGATATACACAACAATAAACTTAGAGTATATCCTGTACCTATGCCCGGAGACACAGGAACACATTACTGGTTCCAATATGTTCTAAAAAATGAACGTTTATCAGATTCGTTAGCTTCCGGAAGTGGAGCTTTAGGAGCAGGTCTTATAACAAATGTATCTAATGTTCCATTTGCAAATCCCATATACGCCCAAATAAATTCAATAGGACGTTCTTGGGTATTTGAATATACTTTAGCTATAACTAAAGAAATATTAGGATATGTAAGAAACAAATATACCCAAATACCAATACCAGGTGCTGAAGTTACATTAAACGGAGATACTCTTGTAGCATCAGCCCAAACAACTAAGGATGCCTTAATAGAAAGATTACGAGCATATTTTGATGAAACTTCTAGAAAAAGTATGCTTGAAAGACGTAAAGATGAAGCTGATTTTTCAAAACAGGAACTAAATAACGTTCCAATGACAATTTATATAGGTTAATTATGGCTCTTTTTGGACAGGCACGCGACATTTCAATGTTTAGATATGTTAACCGCGAGTTAATGGGTAATATTATATCTCAACAGTGTGCCTTTTACAAATTAAGATTAAATCAAACTAATTTTAATATGTACGGAGAAGCTGCCGAACAGAAATATTACGATGGTCCTATCTTGTTATACTGTTTAATAGACCTACCTGATCAAACCCAACCCACAGACGATATGGGTGTAACTTTTGATTGGCAACCTGAATTTAGATTTTTAAGAGACGATTTATTAAATAAACTTAATGATTTTAACCAAGACTCAATATATGGTGCTAATTTAGTACCACAAATTGGTGATATTATCTTATATGAAACCGCATATTATGAGGTACACGCAACTAATGCCGCACAATATTTTGTAGGTAAAGACCCGGATTACCCAAACAGCCCACAACCCGCAGGATTCAATCCAGGCTTAGGGGAATTTGGTTATAATGTATCTATAATTTGTAAAACCCACTATGTTCCTGCTGATAAAGTTGGTATAACCTTTGAACGAATGTAATTATGGCAGAAAGTAGAAACCCATCTCCAAGAAAACCTACCCCCAAAACTCAAGTTGAACTTAGTAATCAACTATCAGGGGCAAGTAATTCTCTATTAGGAGATCCAAATTTAGCTAATCCTAATTTTAACGGGCCTAATCGTTCATTGCAGAATAGTTGGGAAGGAGATACTGTAAAACCATTTACAGTTACTATCCAAGATATAGACGAGGCTATTATGTATTATTTCCAAAATGTTATTAAACCTTTTGTAATACAAAATGGTACGCGTATTGAAGTACCTATAATATATGGTGCCCCTGAACGTTGGAAATCAGTTCAACGCGATGGGTATTATAAAGATAAAAACGGAGCTATAATGGCACCCCTTATTATGTTCAAAAGAGATACTATTGAACGTAATAGAAGTTTGGGAAATAAATTAGATGCTAATTATCCTAATTTATATGGGGTAATGAAGAAAAAATACGATACTAGAAATTTTTATTCAAATTTTAATGTATTAACCAATAGAGTTCCTGAAGAACAATTCTACGCAGTTACAATCCCCGACTACATTAACTTAACATACAGTTGTGTAGTTTATACTTATTATGTTGAGCAACTAAACAAAATAGTTGAAGCTATTAACTATGCTTCAGACACATATTGGGGGGATCCTCAACGCTATAAATTTAAAGCTTCAATTGATTCGTTTAATACAGTAACAGAATTACCTACTGGAGCCGAAAGAATAGTAAAAAGTACATTTAATATTAAAATGTATGGGTATGTAATACCTAATACATTGCAAAATAATATTTCTTCTTTACAAAAATATAGAAATAAAGCCAAAATAATATTCGCTTTAGAAACCTCAGACAATCCTTTAGTATTTGATCCTAATATACCCGTACTAGATGACAGTGCCGGAAGACCAAATGCTCAAAACGCAAGAAGTTTAGCAGCAGATAGATACAATGTTAAACAAGCAGAATTATTTAAAAGCCCATCTAATCCCGAATCTGAAACATTACTAAACGAAATATCAGAATTAAGATTACAACTAATCAAAGCAAATGAAATAATTCAATCTTTACAAAATCCTTAAAATTTAATAAAATAATTTGGAAATTTAAATTAAATTTTGTATATTATAAAAAACAAAAATTTATGGAAAAACTAACACAACAAGAACTTGAAAAACTTCAAGAATTACAACAAAGAGGTCAAATTCTAATCAATGAATTAGGTCAAATTGAAATCGCTAAATTTGCACTACAAAGCCGAAGAGAAAATGCAGAACAACTTTTAACTCAATTACAAAACGACGAACAAGTTTATACTAGAGAGTTAACTGATAAATACGGAAAAGTTTCTGTAGACCCACAAACCGGAGAAATTTCTAGAATAGAAAATTAAAATATTTTAAAAAGTTATGATTGATAATTTTGTTAAAATAGTTTTAGAAAACGGGGGGGCTATAACTCCTCTACTTATACCTTCGGAAAATACAAACGGGACAGGTTTATGTAACCCCTCAATTTATATTGACATTGACCCACTTTGTTCATGCAATGATAAAATTCTAGTTAATTTACGTCACATCCAATATACTCTATACCACTCAGAGCTAAACAGATTTGAGCATCAATATGGTCCCTTAGTATATTTACACCCAGAAAATGATTTAACTCTTGCAACAACTAATTATCTTTGTGAATTAGATCCTACAACTTTAGAAATCCAATCATATACTAAAGTAGATACCTCTAAATTAGATATCCCCCCAGTATGGGAATTTATAGGACTAGAAGATGCCCGATTAGTTAAATGGGACGGAAAACTTTATATGTGTGGGGTCAGAAGAGATACAAAACCTAATGGTGAAGGTAGAATGGAACTATCCGAGATAGTAGATGGTAAAGAAATATCTAGATTTAGAATTGAACCTCCTATAGATCCAAATTCATATTGTGAAAAAAATTGGATGCCTATCTTGGATATGCCCTACCATTTTGTGAAATGGACAAACCCAACTGAAGTAGTAAAAGTTTATCCTGAAGAAGGACGTTCTGAGCAAGTACATTTAGGTCAACATTGCAGTATACCTGCCGATTTAAGAGGAGGATCTCAAGTTATCCCATTTGGGGAAGGATATTTAACTCTTAATCATGAAACATATTTATATAATTCTGAACAAGGGCGTAAAGATGGTACTTATAAACACCGATTTACATACTGGGATAAAAATTGGAATATTCTTAAATTTTCTGATAATTTTTCTTTTTTAGATGCTAAGATAGAATTTGCATGTGGGTTAGCAAAATACAAAGAAAATTACTTAATTACATTTGGATTTCAAGATAATGCATCATATCTTCTCAAAATACCTGCTAAATTTTTAGAAAACTTTATTTATGGATAAACAGTTAATTAATTATATAAGCGATACAACTAATCCTGAATTTAATTATGAATTAGGGTTAGCATACAAAAATTTAGGTCATACCTCTTCTGCCATATCGTATTTACTTAGAGCAGCTGAAAGATCTGAAGATTTAAATTTATCTTATGAATGTTTACTTCTTATAGCTGATTGTTTTATTCAACAGAAAAATAGGGATTTTACAGTAAAAGGGCTATATTTACACGCTATTACAGTTTTACCTAAAAGACCCGAAGCCTATTACTTATTAAGTAAATTATATGAATCAAGAAATGAATATGCTGAATGTTACACAATATCTGAAATAGGTTTAAATATCTCCGATTTTAATTTACCACCCCTTAGAACTTATTTTGGACACAATGGGAAATGTGGTTTGATGTTTCAAAAAGCATTTATTTCGTGGTGGTGGGGAAAAGGTACTGAAAGTAGAAAATTATTTAAAGAATTAGCTTTTAAGTATTGGGATGAATTAGATGAAAATTTAAAAAGTTCTGTTGAAAAAGAATGTAAAATTTTTTTAGATAGAACTTTTTTTGAACTAGAATACCAAAAAGTATGTAATACTTTTTCTAATATTAGTGAAAATCTTCCAATTCTTTTTGAACTCGCAAAAGAATGTAATCATGTTACTGAAATGGGGGTTAGAGCCGGTGCAAGTACTAGGGCATTTTTAAATACTGATGTTATTTTAAGGTCGTATGATCTTTATATTGATGATGAAGTAAATAACCTTTTTAATAAAGCAAAACAATTTGGGAAAGATGTAAATTATATTAAGGCAAACGTTTTAGATATTAAAATAGAAGAAACTGATCTTTTATTTATTGACACTTGGCATTGTTATAACCAACTCAAAGAAGAACTTAAATTACACTCCCCAAAAGTTAGAAAATATATAGCATTCCACGATACTCATACTTATGGAACCAATGGTGAATCCTATTCAGTCACTATAGAAAATGGATATAATGAAAACCCAATAGGACTTCTCCCGGCAATTATAGAATTCTTAATAGAACACCCAGAATGGAAATTTAAAATTCATAAAACAAATAATAATGGTTTAACTGTAATTGAAAGGATATGAAAAAGATAGTAGATTTTTTTCCTTATTTTGACCCTACAGGAAAGGAAATTCTTGAATTAAGAATTAATATGTTAAAAGATTATGTTGATGAATTTATAATCTGTGAGTCTAATAAAACCCAAAGTGGCATTCCTATTGAATACAATCTAAGAAAGAGAATTAAAGAATTAAATTTACCCGAAGAAAAAATAAAGATTATAGATTTAAATATACCTGAAGATTCTGATTTAATAATTGAAGAAATTGATATACATAATTGTACAGAAGATTGGGATATTGAATCTAGTTTAAATAAAAATAATTTAAATTCATTGCGGGGAAGAGTAAGAGAAAGAATGCAAAAAGACTCTCTTTTACTTGTTTTAGACGATTACGATGATGACACAGTATTTATCCACAGTGACTCAGATGAAATTATAAAACCTGAAGCTATTGAATGGGTTTCTTCTATGTGTAGGCAAAATCAAGAGACTATTATAAAAATTCCATTAGTACATCTTGAAGGAAGAGCAGATCTTAGAGTCTATTTTGAAAATGAAAATATTCCTAGGCTTTGGGCCGGGGGCATGTTTTTTGCTACAAAATCACAACTAAAAATATCAACACCCGCCCAAATTAGATCTTGTGTTTTTAATAAATTTTCTATAAATCATTTAACACAAGATGGAAATATAATACACGATTTGGGTTGGCATTTTAGTTGGATGGGAAATGGGAAAAAAAGAATAGAAAAATCTAAATCTTTTTGTCATTATGATGATATATCTAAATCTTTAATTGGTAATAAACATAATTCCGAAGAATTCCAAAATAGACTACTAGAAAACACCCCAGAAGAAGGAAAAATACCCCCTTCGGGAATTAAAAATACTATTTTAAAAAAATACCCAATAGAAAATCTTCCAAAAGAAATATTTGAACTGCCCAGAGTTAAAAATTTTTTACTTCCTAATTTAACTGAATTTGATTGGGGCTCTTTTAATAATGAAGAGAATAAACCTCACAGGGATTATGTCAAAAATGAAATTGAACATGGAGTTTATACAAAATTTTTTGACGTTGAACCAAATGATATTGTATTTGATATAGGGGCAAGTGTAGGCCCATTTACTAATTTTATTATAAATAAATTTCCTAAAGAAGTTCATTGCTTTGAACCCAGTAAAGATTTGTTTGAAACATTAAGTAAAAATTTTAAAAATTATAGTAATATTTTTTTAAATTGTTATGCTATTTCAAATTATGATATGGACAATGTAATTATAGATTCTGTATATGATCTTGATAATTCACAAAATCCTAATATAGTAAATGCAATCACTTTTAAGAGTTATATTGAAAATAATAATATTAAAAAAATTGATTTTTTAAAAACCGATTGTGAAGGGGGAGAATGGTCTATTTTTACTCTAGAAAATTATAATTGGATTCGTAAGAATGTTCGCAAAATTACTGGGGAATTTCATCTTCATACTTTAGAAATGAAAGAAAGTTTTATAACTTTTAGGAATTTATATTTAAAAGATGCAAAAGATTTAATTGCATTTTCATCTAATGAATTAGCCCATGTCGAAGAAATTAATTTATGGGATGATAATTTTATAAAAAACCATTTAGACTATTGTAATATCTCATTCAGGTATGATAACTCATACCGGATATCTAAGAAATTCAATACACTAGACACATACTACACAGATCCAACCCCAGACTCAGATTGGGGTGTTATAGAAACTAATAAATTTAGTTTAAAAGAAAACCAACGCAAATCTTTTTTTGTAGTTGATAACTTTTACGATGACCCATATGCTGTAAGAGAATTTGCTCTTCAACAAACTTATTTTCCAGGTGAGGGTGCTGTAGGTTCAAGAACCCGCAAACAATTTCTTTTTGAAGGTATAAAAGAAAGATTTGAAGAAATTATGGGTGTAAAAATAGCAGAACATACTGGTAACGGGCAAGGATGGAAAGATGGAGGGATAAATGGTCGTTTTCAAACTTGTACAGCTGGTACCCCTTTAGTATATCATTGTGATTCTCAACAATGGGCAGGTATGATATACCTTACACCTGACGCCCCCCCTCAATGTGGGACTAGTTTTTTTAGACACAAAGAAACTAAAATAAAACATAATTCTGAAATAAATTGGGAAATTGGAGAAGGTAATAAAGTATTTAATCAACATACTTTTTTAGACGGAACACCCTATGAATTAGTAGATAAAATAGGCAATGTATTTAATAGATTAGTTATATTTAATGGAGGGCTAATCCACTCAGCATCTGAATATTTTGGGTGGGATATTCCATCTTCTCGGTTATTCCATATGTTCTTTTTTGATGAAGAAACATAATTTTTAGAATTTTCTGTCATATGTATTATCAACAAAACCCGATAAAAACATGGCAGAAACTTTAATATCTCCCGGCGTACTTGCAAGAGAAAACGACTCATCATTTGTAACCCAACAACCCGTAACTGTTGGAGCAGCTATTATAGGACCCACAGTTAAGGGGCCAGTTGAAATCCCCACTGTAGTAACTACATACTCTGATTATGTAAATAAATTTGGTACTACATTTTTAAGTGGTGGTCAAGAATATAGCTATTTAACATCTATTTCGGCATATAATTACTTCCAAAATGGAGGTACTTCATTATTAGTAGCTAGAGTAGCTTCAGGGTCATTTGCTCCTGCTTCGGCTTCAATTTTAGCTAGTGGTAGTAATGTAGCCTTTACTTTAAAAACCATTTCTGAAGGTACTATAATGAACAATTCAGGTTCATTAGGCACTAATGGTATTTTATCAAGTGGTTCAGCTGATAATGTAAGATGGCAAATTACAAACCGCGATACAGGATCAGGAACATTCAGCCTATTAATTAGACAAGGTAACGACACTACTACAGAACCTGTAGTATTAGAAACTTGGACTAACCTTTCACTAGACCCAACTCAACCTAATTATGTATCTAGAGTAATTGGTGATAGCTACCAAGACTATAATTCAACTGAAAACTATATTCAAGTAAATGGTACTTTCCCTAACCAATCAAGATATGTTTATGTAAGTGCTATTAATAGCCCAACTCCTTACTATTTTGATAATAACGGAACTCCTCAAAACCAATATACAAGCTCCATTCCAGTAAACGCTAGTGGAACTTTTGGTGGAGCTACAGGTAATTTATTTTACGGGGGTGGTGCTAAATTTTATAATGCTATATCAGGTACTACTAATCTTCAAGGTATTAATGCCACAGATTACAATAACATGATTTCTTTAATGTCTAATCAAGACGATTATAGATTTAATGTTATTACAATTCCGGGTTTAACTATAACTGATAATACTACTCAAGTAACTAATTTAGCTAATGCAGTTCAATCACGTGGTGATGCTATTTTAGTAACAGATACTTATTATTTTGGTGCCCAGTTATCACAAACTATAACTGCTGCCTCTAGTGTCAATAATTCATACGCCGCAACTTATTGGCCTTGGTTACAAACAGTTGATCCTGGAACAGGACAATTAGTTTGGGTACCTGCTTCTACAATGATCCCAGGTGTATACGCATTTAACGATAGTGTATCTGAGCCTTGGTTCGCACCCGCGGGTATTAACAGAGGTGGTTTAAATACAGTAGTTAGAGCAGAAAGAAAATTATCTCAAACAAATCGTAACGATCTTTATGTAGGTAACGTTAACCCAATTGCTACGTTCCCTGGAACAGGTGTTGTAGTATACGGACAAAAAACATTACAGAAAAAAGCATCTGCTCTTGATCGTGTAAATGTTCGTAGATTGTTAATTGCTCTTAAGTCTTATATTACTCAAGTAGCAAATAACTTAGTATTTGAACAAAACACAATCGCAACAAGAAATCAATTCTTAAGTCAAGTTAATCCATATCTCGAATCAGTACAACAACGTCAAGGTTTGTATGCCTTTAGAGTAATTATGGATGATTCAAATAATACACCTGATGTAATCGATAGAAATCAGATGGTAGGTCAAATTTATCTACAACCAACCAAAACCGCTGAATTTATTTACCTCGATTTCAATATTACCCCAACAGGTGCTACATTCCCTGCGTAAATTTTTAAAAACGGAATATTTATAATAAACTAAAATAACATGGCAGTATTAGATCCAAACGAAATATTTTTCACAGCCTTTGAACCGAAACAAACCAACCGATTCATCATGTATATCGATGGTATTCCGGCTTATGAAATCAAAGGAGTAGGTGCAGTAAATTTAACTCAAAACTCAGTAGCTCTTAACCATATTAACGTACAACGTTATGTTAAAGGTAAAACTACTTGGGGCACTATTCAGTTCACATTATTCGATCCTATCACTCCTTCAGGTGCACAAGCGGTAATGGAATGGGTACGTTTACACCACGAATCAGTAACTGGTAGAGACGGATATTCTGATTTCTACAAGAAAGACTTAACATTTGATGTGTTAGGTCCTGTGGGTGATATTGTATCAGAGTGGGTAATTAAAGGAGCAATGATTACTGAAGCCAGTTTTGGTGATTATAATTGGGATGATGATGGTGTAGCTGTAAATATTACAATGACTGTTCAACCTGATTACTGCGTATTGAATTTCTAAAAAACGCTTACATATTTTTCAAGAAGAGCTTGGCAACCCCAAGCTCTTTTTTTATATTATACACGTATTATAGGGAAAGTTCTTTAATACATTCAACAATTTAAATTAAAAAAGTATGACAACATTTTATTTTGTATTAGGTATGGTTGTAGTCTTGGTAATAGCCGAGGTTATAGCTGCATTTATTGTAATTAAAACAATAAATTCATTAAAAGAACAAGCAAGAGAGTGTGACACTCAATTTACTAACATTTATCGTAGAATGGATGATGTACACCGAGACACAGATCAACAATTCCAAGAGGTTTATCGACAACTCGATTCTCGATTAGATAAACTAGAAGCTAGATTAAAAGGAACTCAAGGTTCAAAACAAGTTATAAAAGGATAAAGAATCCAATTAAAGAACTTTCCCCTATAATATTTATAATCAACAAAGTTACATTAAATAAAAATTATGGCCGAATTAAATTTCCCAACCGAAATAGTTGAATTACCATCTAAAGGATTAGTATATTCTAAAGATAACCCTTTATCAAGCGGCAAAGTTGAAATGAAATATATGACCGCTAAAGAAGAAGACATTCTTACTAATCAAAACTACATAAGACAAGGGATAGTAATTGATAAACTATTACAATCTTTATTGATTACTAAATTTAATTATGATGATCTTTTAATAGGTGATAAAGACGCCATTATGTTATCTGCTCGTATTTTAGGATACGGAAAAGAATATACATTTGAATATTTAGGAGAACCAATTAATATAGATTTAACCCTTCTAAAAGAAAAACAATTAGACGAATCTAAACTAAATTCAGCACACACAAATGAATTTACTTTTATTCTCCCTCATACCAACAATACTATTACTTTTAAACTTTTAACTCAAAAAGACGAAAAAAATATAGAAGCTGAAATTGAAGGTTTAAAGAAAATTAATAAAGAAGCTAATACCGAATTAACTACAAGACTAAAACATATGATCTTATCAGTTAATGGTAACTACGATCAAAAATCTATTAGAGAATTTGTAGATAATGCGTTTTTAGCGCGTGACTCTAGGGCATTCAGGGAATATTATAACGCTATAAACCCTGGTGTAAATACCAAAATTAAACATGAATTTATTGAAGGCGTAGAGGAGGACGTCAATGTCCAGTTTGGAGTTAACTTTTTTTGGCCTGACGTCTAATTATAGAGCACACATATTTAATCAAATACACGAAATATTATTTCATGGGCAGGGGGGATATAGTTACGATATAGTATATAATATGCCGGTTTGGTTACGTACATTTACTTATAATAAATTAAAAAATTATTACGATAAGATAAATAATCAAGAAAATACAAATAATGTAGAAAAATCTATAGAAAATATGAAATCTGTAGGAGCTACAAGAGATAAATTACCTATAAAGAAAATATCACCCCCTACCTATGTTACAAAGGCATCAAAGAAATGATGCCTTTTAATATTTATAACATATACTAATGAAATGGCTAATCTAACTCCTGAAGAAATAAATAAGCAATTTGAAAGGCTTAAACAATTAGCTACTACTTTAAATAAAGATTTATCTAAATTAAATCTTAAACCTATAGCTGAAGATGCTACTGTGGTAGCTGAAATTCTAGGAAAATGGCAAACCGAATTTGATGAGTCTTTACGATCTATAGATAATCTTTCTTCAGGATTTAAATCAGTTGTACAAGAAATTTCAAAAGGTAATATTGGTTTAGGTGCTACTAAAAAAACTTTTAATTCATTATCTAGTATAGCACAAAAACTTCAGTACCAACAGGCGGGTATTAATGAATTATCTTTAGCAGAACTTAAGGTTTTACAAAGGAAATCGCAACAAGAAAAAGTAAATGCCAAAAATAATAATAAGCTTTTAGAACAAAAGAAAGCAGCATTAATAGAAGAAAACAAAAATAATGAAACTAGTTTAACTCAAAGGGCTAAAAATAGGACAGAAATTGCTAAAATAAATGAAGCTTTAAAAGAAAATGAGGGGATTATAAACAAGCAAAATGCTCAATACGAAGATTTAAATAATTTTATAGAAGAAAATATTAAATCTGAAACTGAACTTAATAAAACCCTTGGTTTAACCGGTCAAGCTTTTAAAGGAATTGCAAAAACATTACAAAATATAGGTGTTGAAAGTGAAGCTATTGATGAAATCAATATTTCAATGCGTCAAGCTGCTAAAGAAGGAAAAACACTTAAAGTAGTAACTGAAGGATTAAAGGGTTCATTTAGAGCTATTAAAGAATCTTTACTCACAGACCCAGCAGTTCAATTAGCGTTTTTAACTAAAACATTTAAAACCTTATACGATATAGGAGCTAATTTTAGTAAAGACACTGCTAATTTAGCTCGGGAGTTGGGAATGTCTAGTAAAAATGCAGCGGTTTTAAATAGAGAATTTTATAGTCTTACATTATCAAGTAAAAGTGCTTTTGGAAATCAACAAAACTTTTTAGAAGCCACTTTAAGACTTAATGAATCTTTAGGAACATCTGCAATTTTCTCAGAAGAGGTTTTAAGTACACAAGCCCAAATCTCTAAAGTAACCGGATTAACTGCAGAAGAATCTGCAGATATATATAAACTTTCTTTACTTAATAATAAAACCCAAGAAGAAGTATATGATTCTGTGGGTGCTATAAGAAAAGGTAATTTAAATAATAAAAAAGTTTTACAAGAAGTTCTTAAAACTAGTGGGCAATTAGCAGCACAATATAAAAATAATCCTATTTTACTAGGTAAAGCTGTAGTACAAGCCCAAAAGTTAGGGATGACTTTAGAACAAACTAAAAATATATCCTCTAAATTACTCAATTTTGAAGATTCAATTTCAGCTGAACTAGAAGCTGAATTGTTAACCGGACAAGATCTTAATTTAGAAAGAGCTAGATATTTAGCTTTAATGGGTGATTCTGCAGGAGCTGCTGAGGAATTAATGAAAAATCTAGGCCCTAATGGTTTAGAAAAATTCCAAAAGATGAATGTTATTCAACAAGAAGCTTATGCTAGAGCATTAGGTATGAGCGCAGACGAATTAGCAGATTCATTAGTTAAAGAAAGACAATTACAAAAATTAGGTACAGTTCAACGAAGTGAATTAAATAAAAGAGTAGAAGCTTTAAAAGAAGCAGGTGAATATGAAAAAGCAGCTCAATTAGAAAAACTAGGGCTTGCAGGTAAAAACTTAAAACTATCTGAACAGCAATTAGATGCACAAGCTAGAATAGCTCAAGCTACGGATACATTCAAATCTGCAATTCAAGCTGTAATAGCCGGGCCTTTAGGTAAAATGGCTGATAAAGTTGCAAGAATTATGGAGACTATAAGTGAATCTCCATTTGCTAAAGCAGTTTTAGGAGGGATAGGCTCAGTAGGGGCTATAGCAGCGGCAGTTGGCTCAGTATTTTTAATAGGGAAAACCTTAGTTAATTCATTTAAAGATCGCCCAACAGGTACCCCAACTAATCGTATCTATACTAATGATATTAATAATGGAAATAATGGGGCTAGTAAAGAAGATATCAGTGGAGGAGGAACTTTTGGAAAAGGAGCTTTTGGAAGACTAACTTCTAAAAAGGGTAGAGATGTTTTACGAAGAGCAGGTAAGGGAAATTTAATAAAAGGTCTTTTTAAAGGAGGTGGTAAAGGCTTACTTAAAGGTATCCCATATGCCGGGGCATTATTGGGTGCTGGTATGGAATTTGCTGAAGGAGGCTTTAGCGCTGAAACTATAGGTAGAGCTGCTTTATCTGGTTTAGGCGGATTTGGAGGAGGAGCTTTAGGATCTTTAATAGCCCCGGGTGTTGGTACTGTAGCAGGTGGTGTTGGGGGGGCTATGGCAGGTGATGCTTTAGGTGATCTTATATTTGGTGAAAGAGAAGAAATGGCTGCTGGAGGTATAGTAACTAAACCTACAAGAGCCTTAGTAGGTGAGGCAGGTGCTGAAGCAGTTATCCCATTAGATAAACTTATGGCAGAATTTAGAGAAATGAGAGCTATTTTAACCCAAATAGCTAACCGAGAAGGTAATGTTTATCTTGACGGCACAAAAGTAGGTAAAGCAATGGCTATGTCTACTTACAAATCCTAATAATTCTACATATTTATAATAAACCAAAACATTTTAATTATGGGACTATTAGATAAACTTAGAAACCAAGGATCAACTTTAAGTGAATTTGACGGGAATACTCCAACTACACCCGTAGGCGCAACAGATTTATCTGCTTTACACTACGAATATTCGATTAATGGAGTACCATTTCAACCATTTAAACCTGAACCTTCAGTATTAGATTTAAATGGGCAAACTCCTCCAAAATATTTAGATAATCCTCCTAGATAATTTGAATGGGCTTATTAGATCTAAAAACAGACCTAAAAAGTCTTAGGTATGGTCAAGACACCCCAGGCGGTGGGGATAGTGGACAGCCTTATATTAAATCTAAAATTCCTGAAGGGTTAACATCCAAGTCACCCGATTTTTTATTAAGAAATGGTTATCTAGCACCAAGAGATGCTCTTACAGATGTTGCTAGACTTACCAAAATGTTTTTTGATTTAAAATCACCTAACGGACTGCTATTTACAGCTAAACAAAATGTATTATCAAATTCTGCGGTACGTACCCAAACTAGTGGAGTTTTAAATGAAGGTATTTATACCCCTTTATCTACACTAGCTCAAGCCGGTGTTGTAGCATTTGGGGGCCATTTAAATAAACAAGGTGTAAATCCCTTTGGACAAACCGGAGCATATGCCAACAATGGTAACTTATATGCTACTCGAATAAAAAATTATAACCAAGAATGGTTAAATTCCCCAGATGGTAGTTTGAAAAATAGATTATTTGCTTTATATGAATCTAAAATTCAAAATAATTCAATCGGACTATTTTCCAAGATAAATAATATATCAGATCTACCCAGTAACATTTTGTCATACAAAGGAGGGCCAGGAGCACCTTTGGGTGTAGGTTTTACCAGTATTAGATTTGCTGATCAAAGAACAGGTAAAAATAACCCATATAGCATTTCAGGTGCTACTACTTGGACTCCTGATTTATCAGAACAAAATAATCCTGATCGTAGTCGAAAATTTTTAGATATATTACTAAGTAAAGCTACAGGGGTTACTAATAGATATTATGAAACTAATGGGGTAGAATTATTAACTATTGGAAATTTTCCTACAGATGGTAATTATGTTTATGAATCAGGTTCGGCGGTTGGTTTAAATGCTAAATTATTTAATCCTAATGCTACAGGCCCTGTTACTTGGACCCCAAATCAAGAAACATTAAATTCAACTGATAATCTTAGAAGATTAATATCACAATCTCCAACATCTAGAAAATTTAATTTATTATTATCTGGTAGTAATAATGATATACCTTTATCAGATTTAACACCACCTTCAGTATATGAACAGGGTCCGAATCAAACTATATTAAATAATAACGACAAGATTTTATATGCTAATGGTTCGGCCACATATACACAAAAACAAATAGAAGAATCTCCATATGGGAAAGATAATCCTCCTTTATTAACTGCTGGGGTATCTAAAGATAATGATAGTAGAAAAACAGGAGCACCTATATTACAAGATTTTAGAAGAATAATTAGAGAAAATTCAATCCTTCCTAAAACCGCAAGAGATAAAGCAACAAAAAATGGTTCTTTAGCTGAATCTTTAGATTATACTAGCCAAAATTATGAAAAGCGTGTTAATATAGGAGGGAAAGATGGAAGGGGCCCTGGTAACTCCTCAGGAAAAAATCTAACATCATATTCAAATGGGTCAGGTATAGGCCCCATAGATAAAATTAATGCTTTATCAATTTATAGAAGTGAAAAAGTTACTGATTCTCAAGAAGTAAATGATCTAGTTAAATTTAGAATTGCTGCTATAGATAACAATGCTCCTAATTTTAAAACCTTTATGCATTTTAGAGCATTTATAGATAGTTTTAGCGATTCATATACGGGTGAATGGGATAGTGTAAGATATTTAGGTAGAGGTGAAAAATTTTATAATTATAAAGGATTTGATAGAACTATATCTTTAGCATTTACAGTAGCAGCTCAATCCAAAAATGAGCTTATACCAATGTATAAAAAATTAAATTATCTTGCTTCTAATTTAGCCCCAGATTATAGTGAATTTGGCTATATGAGAGGTCCTTTAGTTGAATTAACAATGGGTGGATATTTGTACGAACAGGTTGGCTTTATAACTCAGTTAACGTATGATATACCCGAAGAATCTCCCTGGGAAATAGGAATTAATAGCAATATTGAGGGGGGTTCAGATAATACAGTAAAAGAACTACCACACATGATTAGAGTAACCGGATTTAGCTTTACACCAATCCATAATTTTGTACCAAGTAAACAAGGGCTTGGATTTGGAGGTCAAGCCCTTAATAGCATAGATCAAGCTGCTATTGGTGAAGTAACATCATACGGAAACCAAAGATATATAGCTCTATCAGCTGGAGCAGCTTCTAATTATGATCGATAATAAATGAACCGCTATCTAAACATACCTATTATTAAATCCTTAAGTGGAAAACAGATGTATGCCACATCTCGTTATCCTGAGATACCATTATCAGCAAACGATATATATGTTTATACTTCACAAGGTGATAGATACGATTTATTAGCATTAAATTACTACGGGGATTCTTCATTATGGTGGGTTATAGCTGTTGCTAATCCTAATATTAGTTTAGGAACATTAGTTATACCCGAAGGTGTACAAATTAGAATACCCGGCAATTATACAAACCCAATAGAAGAATTTGATATTATAAACAGGTTACAAGCATGAATATTATAGGCGAAGGAATACAAGATTTTGTTTCAAACCAAATAAAAACTAGACAAATAGCATATGGTTCTGGGGGGGTAGAAAATCGAACTTTAGAACAAATAGAATACCTTAATGCAAAAACATCTTTTGCTAAATTAGTATCATCCGTAGATCTAGAAGCCGGATTTAACCCAGCTAGTAAGGAATTACAAGATATTAAAAATAAATATGGAAGTAGTAATTTAGCTAAAGAATTTATACTATTCAATGGTACTACAGATGTTAATAATCAACAACGTTCTGGAATAAATAGAACAGGTAATCTAATAAACCACAATGCTGCTTATGGTATAGGAGGTTTAGAATTTGGCTTACGTCCTATGCCTGGTATTACCTCAGTAGATATAAAAACTGAAACTAGGGGCACTTTAAAAACAGCCACAGTAAATATAAAAGCTTGGAATAGAGTTCAATTTGAAATAGTAGATTTACTCTATTTAAGATTAGGGTATAGTGTTTTATTAGAATGGGGAAATACTATTTACTTTGATAACGCTGGGGTTTTACAAAAAAATCAAATTAATTCAATAGCTGCAGACTTTTTAAATGGCACCCTTGATGTAAATACAACTTTAACTAAAATACAAGAAAAAAGAAAACAATCTAATGGCAATTATGATGCTTTGTATGGTAGAGTAGTTAACTTTTCTTGGGATTTTGCTGAAGATGGTAGTTACAATATTAATTTAATTATACGAAGTATAGGGGATGTTATTGAATCACTAAAAATGAATATTTTAGTAGACGATAAAACAAATATTAATACCCCCTCTCAAAATCCATCTAATAATACAGGTGGAGACAATCAAACTGAACCCCCTACTATAGAATCATATGCTGATAAAAATCAAATTGGATTTTTACTTTATAATGTAAAACAAGTTTTTGAACGCCAAAAAACCCCAGAAAAAAAGAATGGTAGTGTATCTATAACTAGTATTATAAATCGTAATACAAAGGAAAATTTATTATTTAGTCCCGATATAGAACAGAAAAAAAATTTTTTAAAACAAATTTTTGAAGGAAAAAATGAACCTGAATATTATATAAGATTAGGAGCTTTATTAGCATACCTACAAAATAAAATTTTTCAAAAATATGATGGTAAAATCCCGATATTAAATATAAATTATCAAGAAAATAATTATGTATACACTGTCTATAATCAAATTAGTATGGACCCACGTGTATGTTTAATTAAAACCCAAATCAATTCAACCTCAGGTAATACTTATTATTATGCTCCTGAAGGAGAAGATTATGTTAAAGAAATAGGAGGGTATAAAGTAGGTCAAATTATGAACGTCTATGTTAATTTTATGTATGTTTTAGAAACTATAGATTCTAATACTGATAATAAAGGGGCATGTACTTTAATTTCGTTTTTAAAAGCATTATTAGCTGGAATAAACACATCTATTGGAGGAGTAAATAATTTAGACATCCATGTAGAAAATGATAAAGATATTTTAATAATAGACCAAAATCCTCTCCCAGGAAAAAATGATATACTAACTAGTTTAAATAAAACGCCTTCAAATAATGATGATATAGCTACAATTAATTTATATGGTTATTATAATAATAAAACTACTGCGGGCTTTGTTCGTAATTTTGGATTAAAAACTGAAATTACACCCGATCTAGCTAATATGTTAACTATAGGGGCACAAGCCGCAGGATCAGTTGTAGGTGAAGACTCTACAGCTTTATCTAAACTTAATGAGGGTTTAAAAGACAGGATAGCACCTACTAAAACTGATTCTAGCGGCGCCAATACTGTTAACCCTACTGCCCAAGAACAATTAGCAGATCTAAATGAAAGATTTCCTAATGCTAAAAAGAACTTTGATCTTGCAATATTTGAGTTAGGGTCTAAAAATAACAATGAAAAACCTATATGGAATGGAGGAAGTATAGACAGTTATACTCAACTCCAATTAGATTTTGTAACTTATCAAACTGCTAAAAAAGCAATCACCGAAAAAAAAGCATCAAATCATATTGGATTTATTCCTATAAGCTTAAATCTAACTTTAGATGGTATTTCAGGGTTTAAAATATATAATGCTTTAAGAGTAGATACTACATACCTTCCCTCAAATTACCCAGCTACTATGGATTTTTTGATTACAGGTATAACTAATAAAATAGAAAATAATGTTTGGACTACTGATTTAACTACAGTAATGGTACCTAAAGATCCATCTCAAAGTGACAGTTTAAATCCAAAACAAACAACAGGAACAACAAATCAAGGGAATAATGTAAGGGCTTCAAACAGAAATAGAAATTGTGCTGCTGAGGATCAACAATTATCTCCTAATTATACTTTATCTCGACTGTCTTGTAGTGCCCCTGCTGCTCAGTTCTTTATTCCTTTAGAGGGTGTCCCTAAAACTGCAAGAGGAGGAACATTTACAAGACAACAAATAATAGAAAATTTAAGAGCATTAGCCATAAACATATTAGAACCTATAAGAGCTGCTTTTCCTACCATAATTGTAACTAATGCTTACAGAGATAAGGGAAATTCTAGCCAACACGAAATAGGAGAAGCAGTAGATATACAATTCTCTGACATTGCAGGAACTATAGAAAATCAAAATATCCAAATGCTTAAAAGAGCTCAAGATATACAAAAAATATTAGCTCGTAAAAATGGATACGACCAATTTCTATTAGAATATAAAACTGATAATGGTGGAAGACCTTGGATTCACATTTCATATCGTAAAGATGGAAAAAATAGAAGAGAAGTTAAAACTTTTTTAAATAACGTGACTGCCCAAAAAGGCAATGGTACATTATATAATCCCTTAGCATAACTATGGCATATTTTCCTAAATCTCAAGTAACAACTAATTTATATAGTAATCAAGAATTTGTTATTCTTGAAACCCAAGAACTATATACGGGATTTTATTGGAAAAATTCTTCAGGACAATTCTTTACAGGTAAAACCCCACAGGACTTACCAACACAAGAATTAATTCCTATAACTGATAGTCAAATTCAAACGGATGACATAAATGTTACACCTTCTTTAGACGCATTAGAATATAATACAACAACTAACACTAGTACTCCTTTTAATTCAACTCCGGTATTTTTTCAAACTAAACCTACCCACCAAGACTATCAAATAGGAGAATTTAGAAGATATTTTTGTAAAAAATCAAATGAAATTTTATATATTGAAATTAGTAAAGAAACATTTGATTTATTAGTAATTAAAGATACAAGAATATTATGGCAATTATATGTGCCTTTTAATATACCTTGGCAATTAACAGGTGATAGGGAACAAGTATACAAAACTAACCGCAATATAGTTGAACTAACCTCTCAACAACAGCAGTTACCAAAATTTGACGAATATCTAAAAAAAGATTATTTAAAATATTATATAGAAGGAGTTTTTATAGAAACATCACTTACTTCTTCTATTAACACCCCATTTACAAGTTCAACTGCTAGAACAGTTACCAGAAGAACCCCAACAACCCCTACACGTACTTCAACTAATAGAAATACAAATGTATTTCAACCTATTTCTACTTCTAGTTTCCAAATACCTACTGAACAACCCCAAATTAATCCTACTCAACAATCCAGGGAAATAATATATATAGGTACTTCGGGCCCACAAGGATCACAAGGTACAACTGGTACCCAAGGTGCTCAAGGAACCCAGGGTACCCAAGGTATACAGGGTATTGCAGGTGCTTTTGCAGGTCAAGGCATTCAAGGTACCCAAGGTACACAGGGTACACAAGGTATGCAAGGCTTTCAGGGTACACAGGGTACCCAGGGTACTCAAGGTACACAGGGTATTCAAGGCGTTCAAGGAACTCAAGGTACCCAAGGTACTCAAGGCATCCAAGGAATGCAGGGTGTTCAGGGCGTTCAGGGTATTCAAGGAACACAAGGTACACAGGGTACTCAAGGAACACAAGGTACACAGGGCACTCAAGGTGTTCAAGGAACCCAAGGTATCCAAGGTCCCCAAGGCACACAAGGTACCCAAGGTGTCCAAGGCACACAGGGTATTCAAGGTAGACAGGGTATACAAGGCATACAAGGCACCCAAGGTACCCAAGGTGTTCAAGGTGTTCAAGGAACGCAGGGTATAAGTGTGCAAGGAACCCAAGGCACACAGGGCATCCAAGGAATCCAAGGCACTCAAGGTATCCAAGGTACACAGGGTATTAGTGTCCAAGGAGTTCAAGGCACACAGGGTATTCAAGGTGTACAAGGAACCCAAGGCACACAAGGTATCCAAGGTGTACAAGGAACACAAGGTACCCAAGGTATCCAAGGGGTTCAAGGAATACAAGGCACACAAGGCACACAAGGTATCCAAGGTGTTCAAGGAACACAGGGTACACAAGGTATCCAAGGCGTTCAAGGCACACAGGGTATTCAAGGTGTTCAAGGAACCCAAGGTACACAAGGTATTCAAGGTATTCAAGGCATAACAGGTAATACAGGGGGGGCAGGAACACAAGGAACACAAGGTACCCAAGGTGTACAAGGTACACAGGGTACTCAAGGCATTCAAGGTATCCAAGGTGTACAAGGCACACAAGGTACACAGGGTATTCAAGGCGTTCAAGGTGTACAGGGTACACAGGGTACTCAAGGTACCCAAGGTGTACAGGGTACACAGGGTACTCAAGGTATTCAAGGTATCCAAGGTGTACAAGGCACACAAGGTACACAGGGTATTCAAGGCGTTCAAGGTGTACAGGGTACACAAGGCACACAAGGTATCCAAGGTGTTCAAGGAACCCAAGGCACACAAGGTATTCAAGGTGTTCAAGGCACACAAGGTACACAAGGTATTCAAGGTGTACAGGGTACACAAGGCACACAAGGCACACAAGGTATTCAAGGTGTACAGGGTACACAGGGTACTCAAGGTATTCAAGGTACACAAGGCACACAAGGTATCCAAGGTAGACAAGGTGTTCAAGGCACACAAGGTATCCAAGGCACACAAGGTAGACAAGGTATCCAAGGTACAACAGGTTCTACTCCTTCAGTTACAGCTTGTTGGTCAGCTACTGGATCAAGCAGTCCAGATGCTAATGAAATTAGTACAAACACAGGTACAGGATTAACTTACGATAATAGTACTACTTTTATATATGCCGGCCGTACTAGTCCTAATGTTGCACTTTTAGATTCTCTTGTAAGTGGCCAAACTATAACTGTCACTAATGGTGGGTTAAGCACACAATATAATATCAGTGGTACTCCTACTACAGCAGGCTCTATTACTACCATACCTGTATCTTACAATAATGGTGCAGAATATTCAGCTGCTGTGGGAGCAACAATTTGTATTTCAGTTATTAATGCTATTGGTGCCCAAGGTATCCAAGGTATACAGGGTAGACAGGGTACACAAGGTATCCAAGGCGTTCAAGGAACACAGGGTACTCAAGGTACTCAAGGCATACAAGGTACACAAGGCATTCAAGGTGTTCAAGGAACCCAAGGCACACAAGGCATACAGGGTAGACAGGGTATCCAAGGTACAACAGGTACACAAGGTACTCAAGGCACACAAGGTACAACAGGTACACAAGGTACTCAAGGTATCCAAGGTACTCAAGGTATCCAAGGTACTCAAGGTATCCAAGGTACTCAAGGTATCCAAGGTACTCAAGGTATCCAAGGTACAACAGGTACACAAGGTACTCAAGGTATACAGGGTACAACAGGTACACAAGGTACTCAAGGTACACAGGGTACACAAGGTATCCAAGGCGTTCAAGGAACACAGGGTACTCAAGGTATTCAAGGTGTTCAAGGGACACAGGGTACTCAAGGTATTCAAGGTGTTCAAGGGACACAGGGTACTCAAGGTACACAAGGTATTCAAGGTGTACAGGGTACACAAGGCACACAAGGCACACAAGGTATTCAAGGTGTTCAAGGAACACAGGGTACTCAAGGTATCCAAGGCGTTCAAGGAACACAGGGTACTCAAGGTATCCAAGGCACTCAAGGCATTCAAGGTGTTCAAGGAACCCAAGGCACACAAGGTATTCAAGGTGTTCAAGGCACCCAAGGTACCCAAGGTATTCAAGGTGTACAGGGTACACAGGGTACTCAAGGCATTCAAGGTGTACAGGGTACACAAGGTATCCAAGGTGTTCAAGGTACACAGGGTACACAAGGTATCCAAGGCGTTCAAGGAACACAGGGTACACAAGGTATTCAAGGTGTACAGGGTACACAAGGCACACAAGGTATCCAAGGTGTTCAAGGAACACAGGGTACTCAAGGTATCCAAGGTGTTCAAGGAACCCAAGGCACTCAAGGCACTCAAGGTATTCAAGGCAGACAGGGTATTCAAGGTGTACAAGGAACACAGGGTACTCAAGGCACACAAGGTATCCAAGGCGTACAAGGCACACAAGGTATTCAAGGTAGACAAGGTACCCAAGGCACAATAGGAACCTCAGGCAACGACGGCTCCAACTCAGGAAGATGGCAATACGCTACGGGGGGTGGGGTGCCTAATACTAAAGATTTCAC